TCCGATTGGTTCGCACTGGGTGAGCGGGAACACGATCACGCTACGGCAGGATCCGGCTGCACACCCACAGCGCGATCAGGCACGTCGCCCAATACTCAAGCACCAGCAGCAACACGTCGCGGAGCATCAGTGAGCGAGCAGGTGGTCTAGGTAGAGCTCGGCCTGCCACAGGTCGCTCGAGTAGCGGCAGGTGCCACCGACGCAGCTGCGGTAGTACACCTCACCATGCACGGGCATCAGCGTCTCGATGTAGCCGCCGTCTCGATCAGTGCGGCTGATGACTTCCGGGCCGAACATACAGCTCACACCTGGCCGCATAACGGCCGCCGCTTCTCTTTGATTCTGGCAACTCCAACCCGCAGCGCTGATGGCGCATCTGCCAATGCTGGCAATCCCAACACATCAGCGGTTCACCAGCAGGGCGCAACCGAGCGCGCGCAGCTTGATAGATGTGTTGCGCTTTGATCAGTGCGGTCTGCAACTGCACGGTGCCAGTATCCATCTCGATCTGATGCTCAGGCTTTGGGCCAAGCACCACACGCGCGTGCCATGTCTTATCGGATCGGCTGCACAGCAGCAGTAGACGGCCGCCGTGCAGACTGATCATTCCAGTTCCCCAGCAGCAGGTTGGTGATAGATCCGTTCGAGCACCATCGAATCAGGTTCATCTGGCCCGCTGGTGACATAGGCAGCCACTGGGTCCGCGGCGTTTGATGCCACATAGATGCAGCCATAGCCGTAGGGTTTCACCACCACGAGGCCAGTGTTGTGACTGCGCGTGAGGATGCGCAGCGCTAGGCGCTCGAGCAGGTTCAAGCCGGGTAGGCGAGTCATCATCCCTCCAGTTTGGCGATAAGACGATCGATATACCAGCGGCACTTGCGGGCATCCTCAAGCGCGTTGCCCTTGCACCAGATGCGCAGCAAATACTTCAACGCCTGGCCCTGCAGGTAGGCCGGCACCATGTGCGGCGAATCGCTGATGGCGGACTCGATCACATCGATCGCCTCGACCGGGCCGCGGCGGTAGTGGGATGGGTTGATTGGGTCAGTCATTCCAGCCAGCTCCATGCGATGCGTTGGCAGATGCGCCATGCGTGTTTCTTGTCGATCTCATACCGGTCGGCGAGCTTTTGATAGCTGAGCCCATCAGCGCGAAGCTGGCGCAGCTCGCGCACCAGCTCTTCGCTCAGGATCACGGCGAAGTTCTCCTCGCCGCGTTTGAATGGCCGGCTCATCGCCACTTATCCCCGAGCAGCTGCTGACGGCAGACCTCGATCGCCTGCTGCGCCAGCTTCTGCGTCATCACCGATTCAGTGGCATCCATGGCGCGCACCACGCGGGAAAGCAGCTCAGGGTATGGCGTGTCGCGGAAGTTAGCCGCCAGGTCTTGGCAGAACTCCTCCCATAAACCGGTGTAGGTGCAGCAGGTGCGGCCGCTGCGTTCATAAAGCGCGTCGATCATGTCGGCGCGCATCTGGTCGAGCTTCACAGATTCGATCATGGTTCGAGGTGTTGTCGCAGCTGTAGGAGTTCCGTGCAGATCTGCTGCCGGTGGTGGCGATCGATGATCTGCAGCTGGTCGATTCTGATGTCGATCAGATGCTGCAGGCGCTCGCGTTCATCCTGCCGCCCCTGCTGGTATGCGCCGGAGTCGTTGAGCAACTGCTCGAGTCGGTTGCGGATGGTGTTCATGGATGCGAAATACGGACGGTGGCGATGCCATCGAGCGGCACACCAAGGCGGTGGGCAGCACCGGCGCTGAGATCGATCGAGCCGCAGTCACACCGATCGGTGACGCGCACCGTGAGCGTGCGGCCGCGGTGGCTGATGCGCACCGGTGTGCCGCAGGGCAGCCATGGATGCGCGGCGCTGATGCCCCAGTGCTGGTAGGTGTTGCCGCAGTACGTGGTGCGGCCGTGGTACCAGCCGTCGTACACCGTGGCTGTCACCTGCCGCGCCTGCACCGGGCTGGCCAGCAGCAGGGCCGCGGCGGTCAATGCAGCGCGGATCATTCGACCTCCACTGCGTAGGCATTTGGCCAGCGATTCCGCGCGTACTTCTCTGCAGCGCGCTTTGATTCAGCGCGCGTGTACCACCTGATCGGGCGCGCATCCCTCAAGCGGATGGTCACCTTGAAGTCACGCACGCGGGCATTTTGACGCGGACGGCTGACGCCTTCGCCGTAGTTGCCGACCTGTTCGGGATCACTGCGCCACTGGAAGAGGGCGCCTTTCATTTCAGCCATGGTGCTTTGATTCAGTGTTAATCCATTCGATCTGCGACCACCACTCGAGCCACGTGTCGGCGGCGATGAGCTTTGCTTCCGTGAGGCTGGTGGCCGTCACGCACTCAAAGACGTTGGCGCTTGGAATGCGGAAGTAGTAGCGGCGTGGTTCAGTCATCAGCGTGCCTCCAGTCGGTGTCGGGCTGGTGCTTGCGCAGGAACTCCACCAGCAGGCGGTGCGCCTCGCCGGCATCTTCTACGAACTGGCCGCGGTAATGAAAACCCTGGCTGTCGATGCGGATGACGTCATACGCGCCGTCGCTAAACACGATGTTGTTGTCAGTCATGCCGCACCACCTGCTGCGTGCCGCTGTGGGTGGGGCTGTGATGCGCGCCGGACTCAATGCCGATCATGGCGAACACGCTCGCAGCGATCAGGCAACAGATGGCGTTGTTGATGTGGTTGATCATGATGCAAGCGCCTTGCGGACGCGGTAGCGGGACAGGTTGAGGCGATCAGCGATCTGTTGCTGTGTGAGGCCAGTGCGCCGCAGGATGCGGACGCGGCGATCGTCGCTGGCGGTAAGCCAGTCGATCACTGCGATCACAAGCAGCAGCGGTAGGAACAGCTTCCAGATCACCAGGAGAGTGGCGGTGAGCATGGCGCGGTGTAGATAGATGTGCCGGGCCAACCGGCGGCGCAGCCTTACTTAGGGCGTGTTGGGCTCGTGGTGACGCGTCGTGTACCCGGTTCCGCGGGGGAGATTGTTTTGCGAGGGATCCCCGTCCCTCGTGTCACCACTATACACCGTAGGCCGCGCACCGTCCACCGCTGCTGTCACATTCCGTTACGTCCCCACCGGTCGCGCTCCTCCACCGCCTCCACGCGCAGCTTGGTGTGCCCGGTGCTCAGCTCCAGCGGCACGCGCAGCACCGGCTTGTGCATGTGCGCAGCGCTCCAGCCCACCGCGTAATCAGGCACCGCTACCTCGACCGTGAACCACTTGTGGCCGCAGTCGGCGCACACGCGGCGGCGCACAACTTGATCGCTCAGTCGGTTGTTTGTGATTGGCACGCGCAGGGTCGTGCTTGAGCACTTCGGACAGTCCAAGGGCAACATGGGGGCACTGCGCCCCAAACGGAATGAATTTCGGTGAATGGATGGCAGTTCAGCTGACAGCTGAGCAGCAGTTTGAAATCGAAAAGCAAGCCCGCACCCTGATTGCCAGTCCAGATGCAGGCGTGATGGCCGCGGCGCTCTTGAAGCAAGCCTGCTACCAGCAACAGCTGCTGCAGCAGGCCGTTCATGAGATCGCCCGACTCGAGTGCGAGCTAATGGGCCGTTAGAAGAGATCGACTTCCACGATCTCGGTCACCACGCCATCGGTCGCGGCAGCCAGGCTCTGGGCAGCGGCCTGAGCAGCCTGCGCAGCAGCAGGCGGCACCCAGTCACGCGGCGGCTGCGCCACAGCGCTCACATACGCCACACCCTTCTGACTGGTTTTCTTCCAGCCGGTGATGGGCACCTGCACCGAGCCGTACTGATCCGGCGTCTGGCTCATCACGAACGCGCAGAAGGCGTCGAGCTCCTCGACCTTCACGTTCATCATTCCGCTGAAATCCACCTTGCTCTCGGGTTTGGTGGATTTGAAGATGCCTAGGTTGAACTTGAAGCTCATTTGTTCTCGGGGTTGATGGTGTTGGCCTGTTCGTATTGCTCCACCTCGGCCAGGGGATAGAGCACGAAACCGGGCGTGCGGAAATACGGCGGACCCTTGCCCGCATCACGCCATCGTTTCAGCGTGTCAGGGTGCAACCCCCAACGCTGCGCCACTTGAGTGGCGGTGAGGTAACTAGAAGAGTTCATCCTGATCCGCCTCAACTGGTGCTGCAACGGGTGCCGATGGCGCCGGCTGCACGATGGCAGCGTTCAGATCCGCAATGCTGGCCGCTGGTGCTGCGGTCACCGTGACGGGCTGCACGTCGAGCACCTCCTCCTGGCTCTGCATACCCAGCAGCATGTCGCTCGCGTAGAGACGCCCCCAGAACGCAGCGGCCCGGTAACGGATCATCAGCTCCGGCATGGTCAGCCATTTGCTGCCGCTCTTAGTGGCCCATCCTTCCTTCTTGGCCATTGCCATCGTGATGGTGGGACCCTTCAGCTCCTGGTCGCTGGCGAGATCGGTAGCCACGGCATAGCAGGCAAGCGAGTCACCCTCACCGCTGAGCTCAAACCGCAATGGGCTGAACCGGCCGCAGCCATTCACCATCGCAATGATGAAGCTGCTGCTCCAACTGGGGCGGCCGTGGATCACGTGCAAATGCTGCATGGCTAGGAATGGACTGATGCCCATCCGGCCTGCAATCTCAAGCGCCACCAGGCAATTGGCAAAACCCTGCTGCCCTTGGAACTGAGGCGGTATCAGCGTGCTGCTGGCCAGTGCCTTGGCGATCCGTTGCGCATCCTCGAATGCCTGGATGCCGGAGAACACTGAGCCGGTGGGCTGGGTTGTTGCGAGTGCTGTGCTGTCAGTCATTGATGTTCCTGTGTGTGGCAGTTAGAACAAAGCACCTGCAAGGTTGCTAAGTTTTGATGCTCAAATCCAATAGCCGCATAACTGCGATGATGAACCTCAAGCTTGCGCTCTGATCCGCATTTCTCGCACTTATGTTTGGACGCTGCTAGCGCCAGCTTTCGCGTAGTTAGCCAGTGTTCGCTTTCTAAATACGCAGAGTAGGATTGTTGCTTGTGACCATAAGACTCTGCAACACCTCGCAAAGTGCCGTCTAGGTCAGAGTCTGGATCATCTAAAAATTCAAGAGTCTCACGAAACTCCCACTCCATACCGGCCCAGTCACCGTCGGCCCAGTTTCCACGAACTAGCCCCGGTCTACGCATAATCAAAACTCCTGAATGGTTTCTGTGGTCTGCTGCTGGCCTGTGGCGCCAGTCATCCAACCCGGCAGGCTGAGCGTTTCGATCTGCTCGCTGTAGCTCGGCCAGTGATCAGCGGCCTTGCACACGGCCAGCTTGGCCAGATCACGCATCGCCTGATCGTGACCGCGCTCGATCATCTCCGCATCGGCGGCATAGACCGCCACCGCATACGGCGCGGTTGATTCCACGCAGATGAAGATGAACTGATCGGGGCGCTTGCCGGTGGCCTGCTGCAACCCCTCGAGATACCAAGCGGCCTGCACGTGATAGCGATAGTTCGCCACGCTTTGCTTGAACCCACGCGGGCTGGCGTCCTTGGTGGTCTTGAGATCCACCACGATGCTGCCGTCGTCCGTCAGCCAATCCGGCCGGCATTTGCAGTCAATCCCGGTGCTGGCATCGGTCCACATGTGCGTGGTCTCCGCTTTGCCCGGCAGCCCTAGCAGCATCGCTGCAGCAGGGTGTCCCAACACAGCACGGCCCATGGCCATGACTTGCGCAGCATCGTCGGCGGTGATCACCGTCTTGCGCTTGGCTGCAGCTTCAAACGCTGCCCATTGCTCGCGCCCTTCCTTGGTGCGGCGATTGATGTCGCCAGGTGCAACGGCAATCTGCTCGTCCCACTTGCTCAGCTCGAGTACGTGGGTGTGCAGCGCCGTGCCGAGCCGCATGGCTGGTGTGGGCTCTGTCCAGACGCGATCAGGATCAAGAAAGCGCGCCCAATAGTGGAGGGGGCTTTTGGCGATCTGATCAAGGCCGGACTTGCTCACCGCCCAATGCCGGTGATAGTCGGCGTTTTCCATGGTCTGCCGCGATTTGCCCTCGGATGCTAGCACTTGCGGCCAGATGCTGCTAGGTTCGGCTGGCCACGGCATTCACCATGCGTCAGTACCTCGAACAATCCGTCTACGACGCCGCCATAGAGCGGCTGGATTTCATCTTTGCTCACTTCAGCCGTGTCTACGTCTCCTTCTCTGGCGGCAAGGACAGCGGCGTTCTCCTGAACCTCGTTTGCGACTACGTCCGAGACAAGCAGCTGCCGGTCAAGATTGGCGTCCAGATCATGGACAACGAAGCCAACTACAACCACAGCGAGGAGTTCATGCACCGCATCCTTGAAGCCAACCGGGACATCCTCGACATCTACTGGTGCTGCCTCCCCATCACGCTGCCCTGCACCGTCAGCTCTTACGAGATCGATTGGCAGTGCTGGGGCGAGGCTGACCGCCATCGCTGGATTCGCCCCATGCCGCAGCAGGATTACATCGTGAACCTGCAGAACCATCCCTTTGGCGATCTGTTCATTGAAAACATGGACTACGCCACCTTCTGGGACATGTTTGCGGAGTGGTACAGCCAAGGTGAGCCCTGCGCCAACCTCATCGGGATCCGCACCGTTGAATCGCTGAACCGGTTCAGGGCAATCCTGAATCAGGAGAAGGAGACCATGCTCGGCCGCATGTGGACAAAAAAGAACACGGCGCATACCTACAACTGCTATCCGATCTACGACTGGCGCACAGAGGACATCTGGACCGCTAACGCCAAGTTTGGGTGGGATTACAACAAGCTTTATGACGTGTTCTACATGGCTGGCATCCCCATCAAAAAGATGCGGGTTGCTTCGCCGTTTATGTCAGAGTCCAAATCCAGCCTCGCTATGTATCGGGTGATCGACCCGCAAATCTGGGCCAGGCTTTGTGCCAGGGTCGGCGGTGCCAACTTCATGGCCACCTATGGCAAGCAGCTTGATTACAAATCCTTCAGGCTGCCACCTGGGCACACCTGGAAATCCTTTGTGAAGTTCCTGCTGGCCACCTTGCCGGATCAGTCCAGCGCAAATTTTAAGCAGCGCTTCATCCAATCAATCCGCTATTGGGGCAGGGTGGGGCGCGGTCTTCCTGAGGCCATCATTGAAGCTCTTGCCCGTATTGGCATCCGCTTCTACATCAATGGCACCACGCGCCACGGTGGCAACAATCTGCGCCGTGTCGTGATCAAGGTGCCGCCTGATCATCTCGATGATCTGCCATGCCACAACAGCATGGTCACATCGTGGAAACGGTTCGCTATCACCGTGCTCAAGAACGATCACACCTGCAAATACCTTGGCCTGGCGCCAACGCAAGAGCAGCAACGCCGCCAGAGATCAATCCAACGCAAGTACAGCCAAGTTCTCAACCGTTCCGCCAAATGAAGATTCTGAACGCCGCTCAGCTCCCTGATGACCGCGTTGTGCAATGCCCGCGCGGTGGTTTCACCAGTCATCGGCTTGTCGTTGAAACCGACGGCATGGGCTACAGCATGACCAAAACCGTCATTCACCCTGGCAAGCCCCACCGTTGGCACTATCAGCATCACCTCGAAACCTGCTACTGCGTCAGCGGCAAAGGCGTGCTGATTAACGAGGCCACACAGGAAATTACGGACATTGGCCCTGATGTGACCTACGTGCTCGACAAGCACGATGCTCACACGTTTGAAGCCTTAGAGCCCACAACGCTGATCTGTGTTTTCAATCCACCCTTAAAAGGCGACGAACTCCACGATGAGAACGATTCTTACCCTTGGCGATCCCCGGTCTACTCTGTCCGCAGTATTCCTATCGAGAAAGTTACCGCCAACGATTACAACCCCAACTCTGTGGCGCCGCCTGAAATGGCACTACTCGAAACATCGATTTGGGAAGACGGCTACACACAACCTGTCGTTGTCGTGCATGATGCCGAACGCGACCTATATGTGGTCGTTGACGGTTTTCATCGATTCCTGACCCTTAAGAACAGCCAGCGCATCCGCGAACGTGAAGGCGGCCGCTTGCCGGTAGTTGTGCTCCGCAAAGAGCTACACGACCGCATGGCATCAACTATCCGTCACAACCGCGCTCGTGGTTCGCACAACATCGAGCTGATGAGCGTGATCGTTGCCGAGTTGATCGAGATGGGCAAGGGCGACGCATGGATCTGCAATCACATTGGTATGAGTCCTGATGAACTGCTGCGCCTTAAGCAGGTGACCGGCCTTGCGTCCCTGTTCCTTGGCAAGGATTTCAGCAAGGCATGGGACGTTGAGCAGATCGACAACGTGACGGAGGATCTCGAACGTGAAGCTGAAGAGGATCTGGTTGCCCATTGATACCTGGGAAGAGATCGGCTTCAACATGTGGGGCGAGGTGGCTAATCGTCGCCTCTTCCTGCAAAGGGCTGAGATCTTCACTGGCAATCACCGCCTTTACGGGCGCTACATGCAACGGGTCACTGTGGAGTGGCCCAACAGCTGCATCAATGCACTGACTGACTACAACCTGAATCGCAAGGCATGGATTGGGCACGCAGCCTGTGCTCTCGCCTTGCGATGCCCTGAAGACATCACACGACAAGCCTGGGGGCTATTGACCGATGAGCAACGGATTCTGGCGAACCGCCAAGCAGACAGAGCCATTCAGTCCTGGGAGGTGCGCTACAGAGCGAGTCTCGGAATACGTGCGGACGTGGCAAGCCCGTTGTTATTCGCACGAGATCCCGGATGAAGTGCCCGCAAAGGTCGCAGCATCCGGCCGTGCGCCATCATGGCGTGCAGTAGCCGTGGCATTGCTGCAGAACGATCTGCACCTCTATCAACTCGGTTATGCACGACCTGCATACGATCAGCAGCGCCGGGCTGTGACCATGGCTCAGATTGCTATGCACGGTGCGCCCGCAGACGGTACCCAGCTGGAACTGCCGCTATGAACCTGCGGGACTACCAGCAGCTTGCAATTAGCGATCTGCGCTCCGCCATGAATCAGGGCGCCAGGGCACCGCTGCTATGCCTCCCAACTGGTGGAGGCAAGACCGTGATCCTGGCCACCATCGCTGCGCAAGCTGCAGCACGTGGCCGGCATGTGCTGATCCTGGTGCATCGCCGTGAGCTGATCCATCAGACCGCCAGCAAGCTCGCATGGGCTGGACTGGAGCACGGCGTCATCGCCGCTGGCCATCCCGCATCCGATCACTCTGTACGGGTGGCATCCGTGCAAACGCTCGTGCGCAGGTTGGCCGGCATGGATTGGCAGCCATCGCTGGTGATCATCGATGAAGCGCACCACGCAGCAGCTGGCAGCTGGCGGCAGATCCTTGAACACTGGCCTGATGCTTATCGCATCGGCGTCACTGCAACACCATGCCGCCTTGATGGCCGCGGCCTTAGCGAAGCGTTCGATCAGCTGGTGCTTGGCCCCAGCGTTGCTGATCTGGTGTTTTTAGGCTTTTTATCGCAGGCCCGTATTTATGCCCCACCCATAGTTGCTGATCTGTCAGGCATTCGGCGCCGCGCTGGTGACTACGCCAACGATCAGGCCGCAGCTGCGATGGATCGGCCAACAGTCACAGGTGACGCCATCGCGCACTATCAGCGCCTGGCCGATGGGCAGCAGGCCATCGCGTTCTGCTGCAATGTCGGCCATGCTGTCTCAGTGTGCGACGCATTTAAGACGGCAGGTATTGGCGCAGCATTGCTGCTAGGCAATACTCCAGACCGCGATCAGGTGGTGGCGCAATATGCAGCCGGCGCCGTGCGTGTGCTCGTGACCGTCGACGTGGTCAGCGAGGGATTCGATGTGCCAGCCGCTAGCTGCGCGATCCTGCTGCGCCCCACCGCCAGCCTGGGGCTCTACCTGCAGCAGGTGGGCCGCGTGCTGCGGCCTGCGCCCGGCAAGGATGCTGCGCTCATCCTCGACCACGTGGGCAACGTCACCCGTCATGGATTTCCTGATGATCCGCGGGAGTGGTCGCTAGCCGAAGGCATCGTGCGCGGTGGCCGCGGCACACCAGCGCCTTCTGTACGTACATGCCCAGAGTGTTACGCAGCATTCAAACCCGCGCCGATCTGTCCGGTGTGCGAAGCAGGGTGTGCGCCGGTGAAATCACGCAAGATCCAGCAGCTGGCTGGTGAGCTGCGTGAGCTCAAGCGCGAGGAAGTGCGACAACGCACTGATGAGCGCCGGCAAGCCCGCACACTGCAACAGCTCATCGCTGTCGGCCAAGCCCGTGGCATGAAGAATCCAGTCGGCTGGGCCAAGCACGTTTACTTTGCAAGGCAACGCGCATGACTGAGTGGCCAACGCCGAGACCACCCTCCAACAGCAGATCCGCCTAGCACTCGGCACCCGTTCCGATCTGCGCCTCTTCCGTAATCAGGTCGGCCAGCTGCCCGATCCACGCACCGGCCGGCCCGTGCAGTTCGGACTCACACGCGGCTCCGCTGACCTGATCGGCTGGCGCACCGTGATCATCACCCCCGACATGGTTGGGCAGCGGATCGCTGTATTCACCAGCATTGAAGTGAAGACACCAACAGGCCGCGTCGGCTCTGAGCAGCAGGCGTGGCTTGCGTGCGTGCAGCAGTGCGGTGGGATTGCAGGGATCGCCCGCTCAATCGCAGATGCGACGCAAATAATCTCTTGAGATACCTGCCAACCTGCCAACCTTTCTGCCACAGTTAGCCGGCCTCTCACTGTCCATGTGATAGCCGATCTCCTCGAGCAACTCGCCAATATCCCTGACCATTGGGCACTGGTAGCCGTAGGCAACGACAAGCGCCCATATCAGCCCGAATGGCAAAAACACCCGATCAGCCGCATCGATCTCACGGCTGAGATCCAGGCCGGTCGTGCCGTAGCGATTGGCGTCATCGCTGGCCCGCAATCCGGTGGCCTGCTGTTCGTCGATCACGATGGTCTCGGCGCCTCAGAGGTGCTCGAACAGATCGGCGCACCGCTCCGCGAGCTGCCCAAATCTTGGGCCGTTACATCCGGCCGCGATGGCCGCGTGCAGATCATCTACCAAGTGCCCGAACCTTTCTGGGCCACGATCAAGACCACCAAGCTGCGCAGCAGCATCAAAGGCGAACAACTGGAGCTCCGCTGGGCTGGCTGCCAATCCGTTGTAGCCGGTGCTCACCCAATGACCGGCTCCTACCGCTGGCTCAAAGATCGCGCACCCGGCGATCTCGCCATTGCAGATGCACCATCGCTACTGCTGCAGCAGATGCAGCGCCAGAAGCCTGCACCCGCACCGCTCCTGCAGCTGCCAGATACCGACATCCAACGCGCACGCACCTATCTCGCCTCAGTGCCAGCAGCTGACGCAGACGACTACGACGCATGGCTACGTGTCGGCATGGCACTCCACAGCGTTGACGACGCACTCCTCGCCGATTGGATCCAATGGTCGACCATCTCAGGCAAGTTCGAGCCCGGCGCCTGCGAAGCCAAATGGCGCACCTTCTCAGCCTCAGCAGGTGGCGTCTCCCTTGGCACCCTTGCCCACCTAGCAGGCCATCAGAAAAGCCGCACGTCTCCAGCCGCGCGGCCATCCGTCCATGCACCAGATGGCGCACCGAACCCTACCCCAAGCCATAACGGCAAACTCCTGAAGCTTGAATCCAATGAGCTCCTCGCCTTGCTGCGTCAGCAGATGGCAGACCGCCTCCGATGGAACCTGTTCACCAAGACCATCGAGCTCGATCAGCAACCGCTCGAGCACATCGAACACTTCTACCTCGCCCTTTCGCAGCAAGGGGTCAAGGTCACCAAAGACCTTGCAGCTGATGCAGTTCACGTCGTTGCTCTCGAGAACCCATACGACCCAGTCCGCGAATACCTCGAGCACGTAGCCGATCACATCCCACCGATTCAAATCGACCACCTTGCCTCCGCCTACCTGCGGCCTGGTGATGCCCCCGGCACCCTCTATGACGCCATGCTCAAGGCCACGCTCGTGGCCGCTGTGCGCCGCATCTTTGAGCCCGGCTGCAAGCACGACTCAGCCTGTGTGCTCATGGGCCTTCAGGGCTGCGGTAAATCCACCTTCTGGCGCAACCTCGGCGGTCTCTGGTTCAGCGATGCCCTACGTGACATTGGCTCCAAGGACGACCTCATGGTGCTGCACCGCTCATGGCTAATGGAGTGGGCCGAGCTGGATCACATCACCGGCCGTAAGCACGCCGGCCAGGTGAAGGCATTCCTCACCCAGCAAACCGACATGTTCCGCGCGCCATACCAACGCACCACGGAGGCATACCCACGGCGATCCATCATCGTCGGCTCCACCAACCGGGACACCGGCTTCCTGGTCGACGACACCGGCAACCGCCGCTTCTGGGTGATACCCGTCACGGCAGCGCCACACATCCCCGTGGATGGCCTTCTGCTCGAGCGTGATGCCATCTGGAGCGCAGCTGTGGCCGCTTACCGCGCAGGCGAACCCAACCACCTCTCACGCGAGCACAGCTCACAGGTTGACCACGAGAACGAGTCATACCTCGTCGACAGCCCGTGGAAGGCAGCCATTCAGGAATGGCTCAACGCACCCCGCAACGACGGCCGACCCATCACCAGCGAGCTGCTGCTCACCGAAGCGATTAGCAAACCAGTCGAGCGCCAAGGCCGCGCCGATCAGATGCAGGTGGCATCGATCATGCGCGAGCTCGGCTTCGTCAAACAGCGCCAATGGGTCGACGGCCGCTCCAAATGGGTATTCCTTCCAACCTCAGAGGAAAGGTTGGCAGGCTGAGATCCACTGCAGCGCAGCGACTCCCCTAACCTTACTAACCTTCTAACCTTTCTAAAGGATTTAATAAAAGGGGAGAGGGTAGAAAAAGGAGCTATAGGGGCAACGTTGACGAGGTCGGCAGGTTGACAGTTGAGGCCATCGCGCAGATCGGGCGGCAAGTGTTCGCCTGAGGTAGGCAGGTCGGCAGGTTGACAGTAGGGAACGACTCCGCTCCGCCTACCCTTGGTGCATGGCCATCACCCTTGAGATCGATCAGCAGGGCCTGCAGCAGGCGTCGCGATGGTCTGCGGCCGTTGCTAAGCAATTGCCCTTCGCCACGTCCGTCGCCCTGAACGACGTGGCCTTCAAGGCGCGCACATCACTCAACGGCGCAACACGCCAATACTTCCAGTCACCCGTCAAGTTCACCCAGTCCGCGTTCCTCGTCCAGAAGTCAAAGAAGTCCGACCTCACCGCCTACGTCTTCGCCAACAACGATCCCGGTCGCAACCGTGCCCGCTATCTCCGCTATGGCATCCAAGGCGGGCCACGTGTAGCCAAAGGTTTTGAGCGCTACTTCGCTGGCGCAGACAACGACGGCACACTGCCCCCAGGTACCGCCCTCCTCCCCACATCCCTGGTCAAGACCACAGACGCAGGCAACGTCAGCCTCGCGACCCTGCGATCCATCAGCAAGGGACTGAGCACCAACAACAAGCGCGGCGGCTTCTTTGTCGGCACACCCAAGGGCGGCAACCGACCACCTGGCATCTATCGCCGATCACGTGAGCAACTCTTCCCCTACTTCATCGCAGCATCAGACGCACCGCGCTACACAGGCCGCTTTCCGATCCAAGACATCGGCGAGAAGATCGTGCAGCGCAACTTCAACGACATGCTCATGGCCGCGCTTGACAAAGCGATGGCGACCGCGAAGTAAGATGGTGACCTAGCGCGGTAGCACCCGCCTAGGCCATGACCACCTGAAACAGCAGGCGATGCCAGCAGCTTATCCGCTCCCCTTGCCGGGCGAGCCCATCCCTCAGCAGTTCAAGCTGGGCAGCCTCTGCCTCAACAATCACGAATGGGATGGCATGGGGCAAAGCCTCAGGTATGCCAAACCCAAGGGAGCTTGTGTGATCTGTTCCAGGGAATCAGCTCTCGCGCGACAAGAACAACGAAGACGAACTGATCCTGAGTTCAACGCCAAGCAAGCCGCTTACGCCAGAGAGAAGCGCAAGCGTGAGGGAAGGCCGTCACGGTCTAAGCACGGATTGCCATACACCCCACAACTTGACCCACAGACACGCGCCATGCAGAAAGCCATCCAATCTGCTGGCCTGTTGCCTTCTGTTGCACAACTTGTGAATGACCAGCAACAAGCGCACTGGCAAGAACATCCATCTGATCGTTTGGTCTATGTCCGCGAACGGGCCAAACACCGCGCCCGTTGGCGCTTTATGACCGAACCCAGCTATCGCCTATACCACCGTGCCAAAAGCAAGGCGCGCAAGGTGGCTCAGAGGGGAGGCACACCCACCCACCTATCCCCTACCCATCTATGGCGGCATTGGTCCAAGTTCGACCATTGCTGCGCTTACTGCGGATGCTCTGGCGATCTTGAGGTTGAGCACGTCGTGCCGATCAGTAAAGGAGGCGAGCATCACCTAAGCAACATCGTGCCCGCTTGCCATCGATGCAACAGCAACAAGGGACGTAAAGACGCGTTGCAGTGGTATCGCACCCGCAGTTACTACAGCGAGGCGCGATGGCTCAAGATCCAGTCAGTGCTTGAGCAGTCGCGGCAAACCGGACGGCAGCTAACGCTAATTCCATAACGCTATCGTTATAAAAGGTACTTGCTTTTTAAAATCTGTATGGGTCGTTCGTTCGCATTCGAATCCTCTAGCGCCAGGCGCTAAAGCTCTCAAACGATTGCAGCGCAAGGGATCTCGACAATCTCACCCCAATCCCAGTTTGAGAGTTCAATAGTTGCATAGTATTGAACTGAACTAGGAGTGATTAAGGCTTGCTAGTCACGTTTAGTGAGTTTGCAGCGATCAAGGGGTGCGCAAAAGGCACGGTGACGGCAGCGAGCAAGGCGCGCATCGCTGCAGCGGTAGTGGAGAAGGATGGCAAGCGATGGCTGGATCGTGATCTTGCGATCGAGTTATGGGACAAGAACACCAAGGCAACGCACAACAGCAAGGTGCGGCGGGCTGATCCAGTGGAGGACCCACCACCACGTGATGCAGCGGAGCTGAAGCGGCGTGTGGAGGGGCTGCCGGATGATGCGATCCCTGATCTGAACGAATCACGCGCGCGCAGGGAGCACTACCAGGCGGAGCTGGCGAAGCTGCAGGTGACGCAGCAGCGTGGTGAGCTGGTGCCTGCTGATGAGGTGAAGAAGGAAGCGTTCAAGATGGGGCGGAGTGTGCGTGAGGCGCTGGCGAATTTGGCGGATCGTTTGAGCCACCAGCTAGCGGGTGAGATCGACCCAGTGCGGATCCATCAGGTGCTGACGCAGGAGCACCGCGCTGCGCTGGTGGAGCTGTGCGATGAGTAACGCGTGGCGTGATGGGTTCTTGGATGGCTTGCGGCCTGAGACACCGCTCACGGTGAGCGAGTGGGCGGACCTGCACCGGCGGCTGAGCAGCAAGGCATCGGCGGAGCCTGGGCCGTGGCGCACAGATCGGACGCCATACCTACGCGAGCCAATGGATTGCCTGAGCTCTGAGAGCCCGGTGCAGCGTGTGGTGATGATGTTCGCGGCGCAGACGGGCAAAACGGAGGCGGGCAGCAACTGGCTGGGCTATGTGATCGACCATGCACCGGGTCCGATGTTGTGCGTGCAGCCAACGATCGAGATGGCGAAGCGTCTGAGCAAGCAACGGCTCGAGAGCATGATCACGGAGACGCCGGTGCTGGCGGCCAAGATCGCGCCTGCTAGGAGCCGCGACTCGGGGAACACGATGTTCAGCAAGGAATTCAGCGGCGGCATCATGCTCATGGCCGGGGCTAATAGCGCCACCGGGCTGCGATCAGCGCCGTGCAGGTATTTGTTCTGCGATGAGGTGGATGCCTTCCCTGCTGATGTGGATGGTGAAGGCGATCCGGTGAGTTTGGCGGAGCGGCGGACGACGACGTTCGCGCGGCGGAAGATCCTGCTGACCAGCACACCGACGGTGAAGGACTTCTCACGGATCGAGGCTGAGTATCAGCGCAGTGATCAGCGGCGGTTCTATGTGCCATGCCCTGCGTGTGGCGCGATGGAGTGGCTGAAGTGGGGCCAGCTGAAGTGGGCCGATGGCCAGCCGGAGACTGCGCGCTATCAGTGCGAGCACTGCGGCGAACGGTTCGAGGAGATGCACAAGCCGGCGATGCTGCGCGGCGGTGAGTGGCGTGCGACAGCACCGAGCAATGGGCGCACGGCTGGGTTCCATTTGTCGGGGCTCTACAGCCCGCTGGGATGGTGCAGCTGGGAGCAACTGGTGGATGACTTCCTGCGGGCCAAGGGCGATGCACCGGCGTTGAAGTCGTTCGTCAATACGCGCCTGGCTGAGACGTGGGAGGAGGACTACGCGGCCAAGGTGAGCGCCGATGGATTGATGGCCCGGCGCCTGGATTACAAGCCCGGCGTGTGTCCTGCTGGCGTGGTGCTGCTCACTGGTGGTGTTGACGTGCAGGACAACCGGCTAGCCGTGAGCGTGTGGGGATGGGGCGAGGGTGAGACGGGCTGGCTGGTGTGGCATCAGGAGCTGATGGGTGACCCGACGCAGACGGAGGTATGGGAGCAACTGGATCATGTGCTGGCGACTGAGTGGGAGACGGAGTGCGGCAAGCAGCTGAAGCTGGCGCAGGTGGCGGTGGACTCTGGCGGCCACTGCACCCATGAGGTGTACAGGTACGTGCGTGATCGCGGGTCGCGTGGCGTGGTGGCGATCAAGGGCAGCAGCAGGCGCAACAGCCCGGCAGTGGGTAAGGGCAGCAAGGTTGATGTGAACTGGCGCGGCAAGGTGATCAAGCGCGGCGTGACGCTGTACCAGCTGGGCACCGACACGATCAAGACGACGTTGTTCGGGCGGCTGCGTCATAACGAGACCACCGGCGGATTGAACTTCGGGCTTGCCGCAGATGATGAGTACTACCGCCAGCTCACGAGCGAGCGGCAGGCGTTGCGGTATCACCGCGGGTTCCCGATCAGGGAATGGGTTAAGAAGGCAGGCGATCGGAACGAGGCGCTGGATTGCGCGGTGTATGGCTACGCGGCGATGTTGATCTATGGGCGCAAGATGAACAAGGCGACGATGTGGGAACAGTTGCGAGTGCAGCTAGAGGAAGGGAAGAAAGCACCGCTAAGATCAAGGAAGCAACAGCCGATAGCGGCTGGGCCTGGCTTTGTCAGCAACTGGTAGCCGTGCAGATTCCCGCGACAATCAGGGCAGGCGACACGATCCAGTGGCGTGATGTTGAGGGCGTCGACAATCTCGGCAATGCGGTCAGCAGCGCTGACTACACGCTGACCTACTGGCTGAGATTCAACGCGGCCAGCGAGGGCGCGTCAGTGGTTGGCACGGCGCACGGCACCGGATGGCAGTTCACCATCGCGGCCAATGTCAGCAGCGGTTTTGATGCTGGCACGTGGTACTGGCAGGCGATCGCCAGCAAGACCGGATCAGTGATCACGCTGGGCGCTGGTCAACTGACCGTTGATGCGGTGCTGTCCTATGCGGGCACACCGGGTGCATTTGATGGGCGCACGCAGGCGCAGATCGATCTCGATGCGGTGCAGGCTGCAATCCGCGCGATCGTCAGCGGCGGCGCTAAGCAGTACAGCATCGGCAGCCGCAGTTTCACCAAGATTGATTTGAGTGAACTGATGGAGCGCGAAAGTAGGCTGAAGGCTGAGGTGAAGCGTGAACAGATGGCAAGCCTGATCGCTAACGGTCAAGGCAACCCACACAATCTGTTCGTGAGGTTCTGATGGGATTGCGCACGCGGCTGTTTAAGGCAATGGGGTTTGAGCCTGTGCGGCCTCGTGCGCGGGCGTATCAGGGTGCAAGGGTCAGCAGGCTGACGGCTGACTGGGTGACAAGTGGCACCAGTGCCGACAGCGAGATTAAGAGCAGCTTCAAGGCGCTGCGCAATCGTGCGCGGCAGTTGTGCCGTGACAACGACTATGCCAGGCAGGCCCTGCGCAGCATTCAGAACAATGTGATTGGGCATGGCATCAAGCATCAATCACAGGTGCGGATGCAACGTGGCGGGCGGCTGGATCAGGCGATCAACGGCCAGATCCACGAGGCGTGGGAGAAGTGGATGCACAAGAGCCGCTGTGATGTGAGCGGCCTGATGGGCTTCCACGATATGGAGCGGCTGCTGTGCCGCAGCTTGGCGGAGAGCGGCGAGGTGTTCGTGCGGATGATCCGCCAGCCGTTTGGTGGGTCAAAAGTGCCGTTCGCGTTGCAGGTGCTGGAGGCTGATTACCTGATCGATGACGATATCCCGCAGGCCGCGGCCGGTAACACGGTGCGGATGGGCATTGAGGTGGATGGCTACCTGCGGCCGCAGGCTTACCACTTCTATGCCAACCATCCCGGCGACACGTATGCGGGCAACCCGCGCACCAATGGTCGGCGCGTGCGCGTGCCTGCTGATGAGGTAATCCATCTATTCCTGCCGGAGCGGCCTGGCCAGACGCGCGGCGTCACGTGGTTTGCATCGGCGCTGATGCGGCTGCACATGCTGCAGGGCTACGAGGAGGCTGAGGTGGTGCGT